TTAGTACAATTATTCTAGGAGAAACTGTATCACGACCAATGTGGGCAGACCTATATGAGTTGGGTGCTATACTTGCAATGGGTATCATTATAGTCATTGCAGCTGCACTATTACCGTACATGGTAATATTTGGACTGATGATTGGTACTGGTGTCGGTATAATCTACGGAGTCGGCTATTTCTTTACAAAAGAACTTTGGCTACTAGATCCAACAATGCCATTATTTATGTTGACATTGGTCGGATTACATGGTATATTTAATAGATTTGTTAAAGAATTTCAACTCAAACAACAAATCAAGAAACAGTTTGGTACATACCTTTCGCCTGCAATGGTTCAGAAACTACAGAAGAACCCTGAGCTATTAAAACTTGGTGGAGATACCAGATATATGACATTTTTGTTCTGTGACATTCGTGGGTTTACTCCCATCTCAGAACAGTATAAAACCAATCCACAAGGATTGACAGAATTAGTGAATAGGTTTCTCACTCCTATGACAGATATTATCATGGAGAATGATGGAACTATTGACAAATACATGGGTGACTGTATCATGGCCTTTTGGAACGCCCCACTTGATGTTCCAGAACAAGAAGGAAAAGCAGTTAAATCTGCCGTTAAGATGTTAGAACATCTGAAGGTATTAAATAAAGAATTGGAGCTCGATGGTATGCTTCCAATTAACATTGGTATTGGTATTAACAGTGGTAGCGTAGTTGTAGGAAATATGGGTTCTAATCAACGATTTGATTATAGTGTACTTGGTGATGCTGTAAATCTAGCTGCTCGTCTTGAGGGCCAATCGAAAGGATATGGAGTGAAAACAATAATAGGTGAAGATACAGCAAAAGAGATTGACGATATGTTCGCAGTTCTTGAGCTGGACAAAATTGCAGTAAAAGGAAAAACAGAGGGTGTAAAAATATTTACAGTTCTTGGAGAACATAAGTGGTGGAATGAAAATTCTAACTATGTATGGGATACCCAACAACATGATAAAATGTTACAACTTTACCGTCAAAAGAATTTTGATGCAGCTGCAAGTTTTGCTAAAGACCTTATAGGCGCATTTAAAGGAATCATGGACGGTTACTATGAAACTTGGATTGAGCGTTGTGAAGAAATGAAGAGTAAAGAACTTCCCGATGATTGGGATGGTACTTATGTTGCAACTACAAAATAGACTAAATAGTAGTTAACAAAGGAATCTAAATGGCAGAAGATATAAACACAGAAGTGGCACTTCTTAAAAAGGAAGTAACAGACATAAAATTTATATTCAGTCGTTTAGATACTGCGATTGAGAGGATGGTAGATGTATCATCTTCTGTAAATCGTATGTTAGCAGTACATGAAGAAAAGATTTCCCAACAAGAAGAGGCATCAATTCGTGCTGATACAGAGTTTAAAGCTGATATAAAAGAACTTCATTCTCGTATTACCACTAACACAAAAGAAATGATGCAAGCGATTACATCTCAACATCTGGAACAACAACAGACGTTGGATAGAATGAGAGTTGAACTCAATAATAGAGTTGGTATATTAGAGAAGTGGAGATGGATAATTATTGGTGGTTCAATTGTAGTTGGATTTGCATTACAAAAAATGCCTATTTGGGGTTGACATAGTACATATTTTATGATATAATCACTTTATGTATATCGAACAAAAGTATCTATTAATAGCTTCATCACAATTGCAACTGTTTAAAAAGAAAGGTGATTTTCTTTTTAACTTTCGTTGTCCTTATTGTGGCGATTCTCAAAAGAACCGTTCTAAGGCCCGTGGTTTTATTTTCCGTAAAGAATCAAATCTTATATATAAGTGTCATAACTGTGGAATTGGTGCAAGTTTTAAGAACTTTCTAAAACACATAGACTCTAAAATCTGTAATGACTATATATTTGAAAGATACAAAAAAGAAGAACCAACTGTCCCAGACATTGGTAAGTTTTCACAACCAAACTTTATGAAAGGCCCGTCCCCACTAAAATCCCTTAAAAAGATATCATCGTTAAAACATGATCACCCTGTTAAGAGATTTGTGGATAATAGGTTAATTCCTACGACTGTCCATTTTGAATTGTTTTATGCACCTAAGTTCTTTGCATGGGTGAATAAGGTTGTGCCTAATAAGTTTCCTTCTTTGAAGGGAGATCATCCTAGATTGGTTATACCATTCTTTGATGAGAATAATAAAATGTTTGCGTTTCAAGGGAGAGCTTTCGGAAATGAACAACCTAAGTACATTACCATTACTCTTGATCCAGACAAAGACAAAATATATGGTCTTAACAGACTTAATCCCCAAAAACCGATACAAGTAACAGAAGGGCCCATTGACTCATTGTTTTTGGATAATTGTGTTGCTGTTGCTGGTGCAGACTTCAGTAGACTACCAGTAGATAATACGACTATTATATTTGATAACGAAAGGAGAAACGTAGAGATATTAAAACAGATGAATAAAACAATTGACATGGGTTATAACATAGTTTTGTGGCCTGATGACATAAAGGAAAAGGACATAAATGATATGATTATGTCTGGACGAAAAAAAGAAGAAATACAAACAATAATTAAAAATAATTCCTATCAAGGCAATATGGCTAAGATAAGGTTCACAACATGGAGAAAACGAGATGCCTAGTAATTACTTACCAACCTCATACCAAGAATTTATTCATCTATCAAGATACTCACGCTGGTTACCCGAAAAAGGTCGCAGAGAAACGTGGAACGAAACAGTTACTAGATACTTTGACTTTTTTACAGGTCATATAGAAGAAATGTGTGATTATACTATTCCATACGCATTAAGACAAAAATTAGAGATTGCAGTATTGAGTCAGCAAGTGATGCCGTCCATGAGGTGTTTAATGACTGCTGGTGAGGCATTAAAAAGAGAAAACATAGCTGGTTACAATTGCTCATACATTGCAGTAGATCGTATTCAAGCATTTGATGAAATCCTGTATATTCTTATGAATGGTACTGGTGTTGGGTTTAGTGTAGAAAGACAATTTGTATCAGAACTTCCAATGGTTGCAGAAGAGTTTCATCAGACGGATAGCATTATTCATGTTGCAGATAGTAAACTAGGTTGGGCAAAGGCTTACAAGGAACTTGTAGGTCTTTTGTATATTGGCCAGATACCACGTTGGGATGTATCAAAAGTTCGTCCTGCTGGTGCTCCATTAAAAACATTTGGTGGTCGTGCTTCTGGGCCTGCTCCACTAGAAAATCTATTTAACTTTACAGTAAATACTTTTAAGGGGTCTGTTGGTCGTAGATTATCCTCATTAGAATGTCACGATCTTGTTTGTAAGATTGCAGAGGTAGTTGTAGTGGGTGGTGTTCGTAGGTCTGCTCTTATCAGTCTATCTAATTTATCTGATGATCGCATGAGAGCTGCAAAACATGGTCAATGGTGGCAAGAAAATCCACAACGTGCATTGGCAAATAACTCTGCGTGTTATACAGAAAAACCAGAGATGGGTATCTTTATGGATGAGTGGAAAGCTCTTTATGATTCAAAGTCTGGTGAAAGAGGTATATTCAATCGTGAATCGGCAAATAAAATGGCAGAAATGAGTGGTCGTAGAGAAACAGGTGGCCATCACTTCGGGACGAATCCTTGTTCGGAGATAATTTTACGTTCTAGAGAATTTTGCAATTTAAGTGAGCTAGTAGTAAGAGCAGACGATACTAGGGAGTCTCTTTTAGAAAAGGTCAAGTATGCAACGATTCTGGGTACTATACAATCTACTCTTACAAACTTTAAATACGTTTCATCTGCATGGAAAAACAATTGTTCTGAAGAAAGACTATTGGGTGTTTCCCTTACAGGTATCATGGACTGTCGTTTGACAAATGGTAAAACAAAAGGTCTTGAAAGTTTACTTGAGGAATTAAAAGCAGAAGCAGTTAGAGTAAACAAAGATATGTCTAAAAAGTTAGGTATACCACAGTCTGTTGCAATTACTTGCGTCAAGCCATCTGGCACGGTATCACAGCTTGTAAATGCGGCATCAGGTATTCATGCAAGACACAATCCTTACTATATTCGTACTGTTCGTGGAGACAAGAAAGACCCACTTACATTGATGATGACAGAAGAAGGATTCCCTGTTGAAGATGATGTGATGAATCCATCTAATACTGCTGTGTTCTCTTTTCCTATGAAAGTAGATAAAAGTGCAGTATTTAGAACAGATATGTCTGCTATTGAACAACTAGAGTTGTGGTTGACATATCAGAAACATTGGTGCGAGCATAAACCATCAGTTACAATTTCTGTAAAGGAAGACGAGTGGATGGAAGTTGGTGCATGGGTGTTTAAAAACTTTGATTGGATGTCTGGAGTGTCGTTCTTACCATTTAGTGAACACACATATAAACAAGCACCATATCAAGATACTGATAAAGAAGGCTATGAGTTCTTACTTGATAAGATGCCTAAGGATGTAGATTGGAGTAAATTGTCAGATTATGAAAATGTTGATATGACAATTGGTTCTCAAGAATTAGCGTGTGCCGCTGGTTTCTGTGAAATCCAATAATATGAAGCTTATTGTTTGTGAATCATGTGATGCTGAGTTTAATATAAAACATCACTTAGAGCCCCGACTATATAAAATAGAGTTCTGTTCATTTTGTGGAGAAGAACTAAACGAAGAGCTTGAAGATGAGCTCGAAGATTACGGAGAGGACTACGATGAGTAAATGTCAGGAATGTGGACATGATTGTCATTGTAATGGTGAGTGTAATTACGTTGATTGGTGCGGTTGTGAAGACTGCAAGTGTGAAAGTATAGAAGAGAATGAAAACATCATCAGCTAAAGCAAAGGGTAGACGATTCCAGCAATGGGTTCGTGACCAACTGATTGAGAAACTTGAAGTACATCCAGAGGATGTTGAATCTAGAAGTATGGGCGCTGGTGGTGAAGACCTCATCATGGCCCGTGCTGCTAGAGAAAAGTTTCCATATTCTATTGAATGTAAAAACCAAGAGAGTTTGAACATATGGAAATCATATGAGCAAGCAGAGTCTAACTCTGGCAAGTATGAGCCAGTTGTTTTTATTAAAAGAAACAATCAAAAACCTTTGGTTGTTGTTGATGCAGAATATTTTGTGGGGTTACATGAACGAGTGGATTGAACAGTATAAACAATATCACAAAGAACATAATGATTATGGTAATGGTGGTGGATTAAAATTTTATTTGCAACACATAGTAGATTTGGTACGAGATACTAATTCTGAGAGTCTATTAGATTTTGGTTGTGGTAAAGCAGAAGGTTACTTAGAATATAATCATCACGAACATTGGGGCGATATAATGCCTGCTCTCTATGATCCAGCTATTTCAGAATATGAGAATTTACCAGAAGGTACTTTTGATGGGATAATATCATTTGATGTATTAGAACATATACCCAAAGAACAAATACCAGAAACTTTCGATATGATATTTTCTAAAGCAAATAAGTTCGTGTTTCTTGGTATTGCAACTGCTCCAGCCGATGCTATTCTTCCTAACGGTGAAAATGCACATTGTACGGTAGAACCTATTGGTTGGTGGGAAACTATGGTAGAGAAATATGCTCCAAAAAGAGTATACACACATATAAAGACTTCTGGTAACTGTAATAGTTATTCTATTCTAAATGAGGAGTTATATATGGACTTTTTCCTAAATAATTTAAAAATAAATGAAAAAACTACTTGACATTGATAACGAATCATGTTAGCATGTATATATGATGA